TGCTAATGAACAAAATCGTATTTTCACTACTAGATCTGGGCTATATGAATTAGATGGTAAAAAAGTCTATATTACAGGAGAAGGTCAGTCTGGAGCATATCGTATGGATGAACGACCTAAAGATGTAGAATATATTTTTACAGCCAATAATAAATTCGCTGTTCAAAGTGAATATTTTGAGTCTACTAAACTAAGAGAAATCATGGACAACTTTACAAGCCTCGACACTATTGAATCACTTTCGGGAAAAAATGTTATTGAAGAAATGGTTCCTTTACTAAAACCAGGAAAAACTAAAGAAGACATATTAAAACTTAATAAACAATTTGAGGATGCCAGTAGTATGAAAAGTATTCAAGGTGCGACTCACTCAGAAAGAATATTAGCTCAACGAGATGAGTACGATAGAATAGAAAGAGAAATTTTAGAACTATTTAAAAAAGATCCATTAGATCCTAAAATAAAAAAAGCAGCAGAAAACCCACCACTACTTAAAGATTGGTTTACAACACACATGACAGAATCTATACAAGAAGCAGTAAAACAAGGTGCAGACGTTATCCGTTTCCCGATAAGTGCAAGTGCAGTTTCTCCTATGATGGGAATGAGCCCAAACAGTAAAAAAGCAATGAATCTTGGAGAAACATATAGAAGAAAAACTGAAGAAGGTTTAAAAGTTATAGAAGCTAAATATGAAATACCTATAGATTCAAAAAGAGTCAGTGGTCCAGCATATAAAAGAGAGCTTTTTGGCACTGAGCCATCGGGAGCAGCACCATCAGAGTACATAGAAATTGAAGTGACTCCCGAACTTAAAGAAGCGTTTCAAGTAGTTATTTTAAACACAGGTGGACCAGTGATGAAACTAAAACATGGATTTAACTAATTTACCAGAAGACGTTTTAAAAGAACACCTTCAGCTTAGTGAAAGATTAAAAGAAATAGAGCGTGTGGACCGTTGTCAAACTAATTTCCTTGACTTCGTAAAATCTCAATGGCCACAGTTTATAGGTGGTGCTCATCATAAAAAGATGGCGGAAGCTTTTGATCGTATCGCTCAAGGTAAAGTAAAACGCTTGATTATCAACATGCCACCAAGGCACACGAAGTCAGAGTTTGCTTCTCATTTTTTTCCTGCTTATTTAGTAGGTCGTAACCCACAACTTAAAATACTACAAGCTACTCACACTGCAGACCTAGCTGTGAAGTTTGGTCGTAAGATTCGTGACTTAATAGATACTGATGATTATAAAAAAATATTTCCTGACGTAACTCTAAACCCAGATTCTAAAGCAGCAGGTAAGTGGGAAACACAACATGTTAAAGATCCGAAGATACGTGGTGAATATTATGCAGCAGGTATAGGTGGTGCACTAGCTGGTCGTGGTGCGGATTTATTTATTATTGATGACCCCCACTCAGAACAAGACGCTATGTCAAAAGTTGCACTAGAAGACGCTTATGAGTGGTACACATCTGGACCTCGTCAGCGTTTACAACCAGGAGGATCAATAGTTATCGTCATGACACGTTGGCACGTCAACGATTTAACAGGTAGACTACTGAGAGATGCAGCGAGAGACCCTAAAGCAGATCAATGGGAACTTATTGAACTACCTGCTATACTACCTTCTAACACTCCTCTATGGCCAGAATATTGGAAGATGGAAGAACTAGAATCTATACAGGCTTCTTTACGTGGTGGACCAAAGTGGCACGCACAATATATGCAGAATCCAACTTCAGAAGAAGGAGCACTTATAAAACGTGATTGGTGGAAAGAATGGCCATTTGACAAACCACCACCTTGTGATTATTTAATACAATCATACGATACAGCATTTTTGAAAAAAGAATCAGCTGACTACTCAGCTATAACTACATGGGGAGTTTTTCACCCAGAAGGTACGATAGGTGATGAACTTTACGCAGGTCAAGCACCACACATAATTTTATTAGACACTATAAAAGGTAAGTACAACTTTCCTGAACTTAAAAAGATAGCTTTAGAACAATATCAAGATTGGGAACCAGACGTAGTAATTATAGAATCAAAAGCATCAGGTATGCCACTTACACAAGAACTGCGTAATATCGGTATACCAGTTCAAAACTTTACTCCATCAAGAGGCACGGACAAAGTAGCAAGAGTCAATGCCTGTGCTCCATTGTTCGAGAGTGGACTAGTTTGGTATCCTGATACTAAATGGGCTACGGAAGTTGTTGAAGAGTGTGCTGCTTTTCCTTCAGGTGAGCATGACGATTTAGTTGACTCTACAACACAAGCTCTATTACGCTTCAGACAAGGTGGCTTCATTAAGTTACCGTCAGATTACGAAGAAGAAGTATTATATAAGAAAAAAATAAGTTATTATTAAACCTTTATCATGGCTATTGAAAAACAAAGATACCAAACTGGAGGGGAAGTACAGCCAGAACAACAAGTCGAAGTTGAAGAAGGACTTACCGTAGAACTTCCAGAAGAAGCGAACATTGCTGGAGAGCTAGTAGATCAGTTTCAAATTGATTCACAAGGTCAAATAGTACCTATGTTACCAGATGTTATTCCTCCAGAACTAGAACACAATATCAATATAGCTAATATAATGGACGAAAGTCAGTTAGGTGTATTGAGTAATGAACTTTTAGAAGCATACGACGAAGATAAAGCATCTAGAAAAGATTGGTTAGATGGATTTACCAAAGGTTTAGACCTACTTGGCATCAAACCAGAGGACAGAGATGAGCCTTTTCCTGGAGCAACAGGAGTTACACACCCACTTTTAAGTGAAGCGTGTACTCAGTTTCAGGCACAAGCGTATAAAGAACTGCTACCATCAAATGGACCAGTCAAAACTCAAGTAATTGGAGCAGAAACGCCTGAAATTTTAGCTCAATCTCAACGTGTGAAGGAGTTTATGAACTACCAAATCACAGATGTCATGGAAGAATACGATCCAGACATGGATTCTTTGTTATTTTACCTACCTTTGTCTGGTTCTGCGTTTAAAAAAGTCTATTATGACAATATTTTAGGTCGAGCAGTCGCTAGTTTTGTAAAAGCAGAGGATTTAGTCGTATCTTACGACACAACTAACCTAGAAACTAGCCCAAGAATCTGTCATGTAGTCAATATGACAGGAAATGACATAAGAAAAATGCAAATTAACGGTATTTACCGAGATATTGACCTAAATAACGCTAGTTCAGTACAATATGACCAAGCAAAAGAGAAAATAGACGAATTACAAGGACTTTCTAGACCAGCTAGTGACTATAATGAGTACACTATCCTAGAGTTTCACGTTGATTTAGAGCTAGAAGGTGTTGATGATTACGATTACGCAGTGCCTTACATAGTTTCTATCCTAGAAGATTCAGGAGAAATACTAGCTATCCGTAGAAACTGGAATCAAAACGATGAACTTATGAAGAAAAAAGAATATTTTGTTCATTATAAGTTTCTTCCAGGATTAGGTTTTTATGGCTTTGGTTTAATACACATGATAGGTGGTTTAACTAAATCAGCTACTTCTATACTAAGACAACTTATAGACGCAGGAACACTTTCTAATTTACCTGCAGGTTTTAAAGCTAGAGGCATGAGAGTTCAAGGTGAAGATGAACCACTACGTCCAGGAGAGTTTAGGGATGTAGATGTTCCAGGAGGAACAATCAGAGATGCACTACTACCTCTACCATACAAAGAACCATCAGGTGTATTAGCTCAACTATTAGGTGTGCTAGTAGATTCTGGTAGAAGGTTCGCATCAATAGCCGATATGCAAGTTGGTGATATAGGTAGTCAACAACTACCTGTAGGTACAACAGTAGCCATGTTAGAACGAGGCACTAAAGTTATGTCAGCTATACACAAAAGACTACACTTTGCACAGAAGAAAGAGTTTCGTCTACTAGCTAATATTTTTGCTAAATCTCTACCACCTAGCTATCCATACGAAGTAGTTGGTGGACCTAGAGAAATAAAACAAATAGACTTTGATAATAAAGTAGACATCATACCAGTAAGTGACCCTAATATATTTAGCATGTCACAAAGAGTTATGTTAGCTCAACAACAACTACAGATGGCAACTCAAGCACCACAAATACACAACATGCGAGAAGCGTTTAGAAGAATGTACGAAGCACTCGAGGTGGAAAATATAGATTCTATTTTACCCCCTCCAATGGAAGTTCCTCCTCGAGACCCCATCTCAGAACAACAGGCAGCACTTACAGGACAACCTATACAGGCTTTTGTTTTTCAAGACCATGGTGCGTATATTGCAGCACACTCTGCATTTTTACAAAACCCTATGGTTGCTCAAAACCCACAAGCTCAAGCTGTTATCGGAGCTAATATACAAGAACACTTAGCCTTCCAATATAAACAGCAGATAGAACAAGTATTAGGTCAACCACTACCAGACCTACCTTCAGGTCAAATGCCTCCAGAGATTATGAACCAGATAGCAGGGCTCGCAGCACAAGCAGCACAAGTAGTTACTGGACAGCAACAAGCTATGGCTCAAGCTCT